TGCGGTTCCTGCCTTATGGTGGGGTGGATAATGAGTGGATGGCTGCGGGTGGGGATGCTGAGTTCATCTCGAAGCACCTCATTCAGGAAGGGGTGACGCCGTCGCCGGACTCCATTTCGTGGACCACACTCTCCACGAGTTTGCAGGAAATTGGGTGCCTGTACTCGTACACGAACCGGACGCGGTATTTGCACGAGGAAGGGGACAAGATTCCAACGGAGATGGAAGATCAAGCGGCCACGCGAATCGCGCTTTGCCGTGAGATGATGGTTTATGGGGAGTTGAAGTCCTGCACTAACGTGTTCTATGGAGGGACAGGTACCAACATCGGGACGGTGAACGGGCCGCCGACTAAGTCGATGTTTCAGAACATTTCGAGGGCACTGCTTGCGAAGCATGCGACTACGATGAACAAGCAGCTGAAGTCGGGGCCGGCTTTTGGTATGCAGTCTGTGGCGGCGTCGTGGCCGGTGTACTGCCATACGGATATGGAGAAGACGTTTGAGAACATGCCTGGGTTTACCAAGGTGCAGGATTATGGTGGGGCTCAGTTGCTCGACCCGGATTACGAGATTGGTGCGATTGGGCGCTTTCGCGTTATCATCAACCCCATCCTGACGTACCAACCTGGTGCGGGTGCGGGTGTCGGTGCCGCGGTCTCGGGACATACTCCGAAGTCCGATGGTGGGACGAACATCGACGTGTACCCCCTTATCATCTTAGGTAAGGGTAAGGGCGGTGGGGAAGCCTTTGGGCAGGTTCCACTGCGTGGGTTCAACTCGCTGGATGCGAACCATTATCCGCCATCTGAGAAGTCGAAGGTTGACCCGTTGGGGCAGCGCGGCTATGTGTCGGCCATGACGTGGCAAGCGCAGGCCATCCTGAACGATGACTGGATGTGTGTTGCATACGTGAGCACTGAGGAGTGATGCTGTATGGCTGTCTCTACTAAGCAGACTGCCCAGGAGATGCAAAAGTTTGTGTCGAACCCTGGTGCAGAGGTTTTGTTCATGTGGATGGCTGCTATCCATGCGAGCATTTTAGCTTTGGCTGAGCAGGTTGACGCGGATCGGGGCTCGGGCACCGATGCGGTGGATGCCCTGACTGTGGAGGAATAACGAATGGCACTGGTTGAAAATAAGCACGACCCGATCATCGAAGGGCGCCGCTACGCATGGGGTACGCGGACAGGCACAAGGACGGCTGAGGACTTCACCGTTGCTCTAGGGTTCCAGCCGACGCATGTACGGGTGGTGAACCTGACCTCGCGGGCGGAGGCCCTGCATGTGGTGGATGGGGCTCTTGATGGGGGCGCCAACGTCAAGTCGCTGTTGACGGTTGCAGCCGGTACGCGGACTTATGCAGATGCAGGCATCTCGCTTACGAGCGACGCCCGTGGGTTTGCAGTAGACGTTTCGGTGGCTAACCTCGAGTCAGATGACTGCGACTTGGTCTGGGAGGCGTGGCAGTAAGCCAGTCCTGATAATCAAAGAGGGGCAGCTGGTCTGCCCCTAATGGAGCTTTGTCAATGCCTACATATACTAAAACGAACACGGACACTTCAGCCAAGCCGGGAGTGACCGCGGAGCAGAAGGAAGAGGAATCGTTCGAGTCTCCTATCCAAACGGTTGAGAATCCGGATTATGAGTCCTATGCGAGGGACTTGGCCTTTATGGCAGAACCGGTGGAGGTTCTGGTTCTGGACTCGCAGGACAAGAATGATACTACGCGGTTGGTTAGTATCTCGGTTGACGGGAAGAGTCATTATCTCTTGCGAGGGCAATGGACTACAGTGCCGCGCTATGTGTTGGAGATCTTGGCCACGGCGAAGAAGGAAGCGTGGCAGTTTGGCTACCGAACAGCCCCGGATGGGTCCACGTTTGAGACCTCTAAGTCTACGCACCTGTTGCGGTATCCGCATCACTTCCGTGATAAGAACCCGAAGGGCGCGGCGTGGTACGATTCTATCAAGGATCGTGTGCGGTAATGGCTACAGTAGATGCGCTTCGCAGCGACCTACGGTTTATCGTAGATGATGAGGTCGAGCCGTATTTGGTCTCGGATGAAGTCATCTTCCGTTGGTTTAATGACGCTTACATGCGGATTCAGCTGGAGTCAGAACAGTGGAAGTTTTTGCATAAGCGCGGCTCGCTGTTGGTTACGGAGGCAGGGACGCCCACGTACACTATGCCAGCGGTACGCACGTTGGATGCTACCTCGTTGTTTGCAACTAAGGCAGGAGAGGTAGCACGCTATCCATTAACGATGCAATCGTATGATTGGTGGCTGCTGCGGCAGCAGGTAAGCGAGGATGCGCAGGGACCGATTCACTCGATTGTTATTATGCCGGATAATAGCTGGCTGGTTTATCCAACACCTACGGAAGCCTGGACGATCTGGGGGGATATGTGGCTAGAGCCAGAGCTGTTTGCGTCCGATTCAGATGAACCTATCTGGCATGAGAATTATCATCGGTTGTTGCTGTTTGAGGTGCTGAAGGTTGCAGCTACGGTCTGGCCTGAAGAGAACTCAGTTAACCGAATCAACAGCGAGCTGCAGGCCAACTATATTCCTCTCCGCCGTGCGTTTAATCGGCGGTATCTTGAGTCCGCGCAAGGCGCAGCCCCGTTAATGTGAGGTAGCTGTGAGCGATCCTATTACTGTCAAACGCGGGGATACGTGGAAGTGGCCGTTCTATTATTATCAAAAAGAAGAAGACGGGTCCAAGTCACCGATTGATTTGACGGCTTGCACTGCGCGGTTAAAGGCTGCACCGAAGAATGGTGAGCCTGTGTTGTATGCAACCGTAGCGCCTGATCCGTTGGATGAGGATGTTAACGGAGAGGTTACTATTACACCTGCGGATGGGCTGGTGTTGGTTACGTTTTTGCCTGCGGTTACACAAGGGGTTTCGCCGGGGAAGTACTATAGCGATCTTGAGATGACTTGGGCCGATGGTTCGGTGCAAAGCTCGGTTACATTCTTAATCATTGTGCTTGAAGATATAACGGTATGAGCGCTCCGGCGGAAGTAACAATCTCGCAGCTGGCATTGCTGGGTGTTGAGGTAGTCTCGAATGAGGTTACTGTTGAGAATGTAGTTACACCTGCCGAGATTGCTGTTGCACCTGTTAGTGTTTTGTTGGAAATACTGCCCGCACCGGCGTTGCCGGTTGTGGAGATTTCCCCTAACCAAACGCTGCTGGTTGAGGTGTTCCCTACCACGCAAACGCTTGCAACCCAGCATGTTGAGGTTGAGGTTACAGGAGCGCCTGTTGGGTTGGAGGTATATCCAACACCGCAGTTACCGATTAACATCGATCTTCGTTGTCCACCGAGTGCGGGTGGCGGGGCGTTTCTTGATGCGCCTGTTGTAAGCGCGTTCGACGTAGGTGCTATTGGGGCGGGGGATACTCTCCCACAAGGCACTACGTTTCCTGATTTTGTCCGGCAACTGCTCACGAGCACGTTCTACCCGAGCTTTACCAACCCATCCGCAAGCCTGTCGGCGTCGTTGGGCTCCCAGGTTGAGGCCGGGACGCTTGCTGATCTGACGCTGACCGTGAGCCTGAATCGCGGCGAGATTCGCGGTGCAATGGTGGGCTCGACGTGGAACGCGAGCGCGACTCAGGACCACCGGGCTGGGCCGCTGCTCAGTGCGGCGATTGAAGGCACGCCCGGCACAACGCTGACGCTGTCCGGCTATCAGGTCACGGACGGAGCCAACGGCTTCCACGCGCAAGTGTTCTACGACGAAGGCCCGCAGCCGGTTGATTCGGACGGTGAGCTGTTCGGGGCACCGCTGCCCACTGGGTCTGTGACTGCTTCTCGCACGATCACTGGCCGACGAGCGCTGTTCTATGGGTGTCCCAGCGCAGCGCCCGGTGATTCGGCAGCGGTGCGCGGCCTGTCCACGAGCAGCCTGAATCCCGGCAATGGCACAGCCTTTACGATCAATATCCCGAGCGGCGCGACGCATGTGAGCTTCGCCTATCCGGCGAGTCTGCAAGAAGTCAGCACAGTGAAGTACGTGGAAGGGCTGAACAGCGAAGTCAAAGACGTGTTTACTGAGGCGTCGATCAATGTGGCTGGGGCGAACGGCTACAGCCCGATTCCCTATCGTGTCTACACGATGATCCCGGCTGAGCCGTTCCCCGAAGCTGCTACCTACAACGTGACCATCTAATGGCCCAGCTTCCATTTCCCCTCAGTTTCAAGCGGCAGTTTCCGACGCCGCTGGACGCGGACACGACCTTCGCGACGCTCGCAGAGTTGAATGCGTACCTGTCGAGTGCGCTGCGGTATGCGGGCCAGGTGGCGACGTGTCAGGAGACGGAAGGTGTTGCCTACGTGCTCTCCAACGACCTCAGCGAGTGGTTGCCGATCTCGGGGAGCGGTGGGGGCGGTGCGGCAGTCCCGATCGAAACGGCGACCTATACCGTTGCATCGAATACGAGCGTGGTCGCGGTGGACGAGCTGAGTATCACGGATACCTTGATCGTTGAAGGCAACCTTGCGGTGATCTGATGGCGAAGATTCTGCTCAGCACTGGCCTTGCGCCGGATACACCGGCAGCCGGGAAGATTGTGCTTTATGCCAAGAGTCCGGGCGTGTTGTGCTGGAAGGACGATCAGGGCACAGAGTATTGCTGGTCGGGTACTCCGACGCCGACAACTGACAACAATCTGTTTGCCTCGAACGGCGATGCGCTTTACACGTCGGACGGGCAGCGACTAGGAGTGGCCTGATGGC